GCCGCCGCAACCAGCAAGCCGATAGGCCCGAGCGCCGCTGTGATTGCCGTCCCCGCCGCAATAATGAGCGGTCCAACTGTCGTAAATGCCGAAATGAGCAAGACCACTCCGGAAACCACCGCAGAGATCGCCGGAGCCAGCACAACCAGCCCAGCTACAACGCCCGCGATCTTTAGGATTAGCGCTTGTGTCTCTGGTGAGAGACTCGCATAGGCCGCAACCCATCCGGCCAATGTGGTAATCAGCGGGACGATTGCACCCGTAACCAGCGTGGTGATAGCACTTGCGAAACTCACTACGCCAGCCGCTAGTAAATCTGTATCAATCGAGACCAGATTGATCGTGGAGATCCAATTAAAGAACTGGTCGATTAGCGGTATAAGTGTACCGCTTACCAGCCCATCAATGATCGGCACTAGCCTTTCAATCGCTGCGTCAACCTTTGGCATTGCATTGATTGCCAGATCTAGGATTCGATCCGTAACTGGTGAGATTGCGACAACGATTTTGCGCCAAACTGCGCTGAATAGCTCGCCAAAATTGTTATATTTTGCGTTCAGTGTGTCAGCCGCGCCGGACAGATCACTCATTTTCGTTCCGGCGAGATCGATACCGAGCGCCGCCGAATCGCCAAGATCCTCGAATTGCGTGCCGAGTAGGGCAGTACCAATCGCCAATCGCTCTGATTCGGATTGAGTTTCACCGAGCTTGCCTGTGACCAGCGTGAAGGCATCCGCAACCGTGAGCGTACCGTTATTGATTTGCTCTGTAATCTCATCAGACGAAAGCCCCAGCTTGGCAAGCGCCTCTTCTGTGCTTTTGCTGCCGTCCGCGATACGCAGCCTGAACTCCTTGAAAGCGTCAGCCGCCTTGTCAGTACCGAGTGCACCCGCCTGCAAACCGGATTCTAGCAAGCTAAAAAATTGACCAGCGTCAGCCCCGCCGTTTGCAAACTGTGTAGAATATTCGTTCACCGATTCGAGGAAATCGCCGGAGCTATTTAAACCCTTCTGGAAGCCGGACGCCACAAAATCAAATGCTTGATCGGATGTAAGCCCGAAATTTTCCATCAATGCACGAACGGTGGAGATTGACTCAGAAATCTCTACACCGAATGAGTCTTTAAGCGATATTGCCTGCTCGGTAATCCGCTGCAATGATGGATCGTTGGCTGCCAGTTGTAGCTGCTTGGCGACTTCTGCCACAGCCTCGCCAGCCTCCCGCACATCACCAGCAAAGTTATTTCGGTACACATCCCGTGCAACGTTCGCAAAATTGAGCGCCTCTTCTGTAGGGATGCCCAGCGAGGCCGCCATATCATTGGCCGCCGCTCGCGTATCACTCGACACGTCGAAAGCAGCCTTCCCCACTCCGACCAATGCCGCCGTTGCGCCTAGTGCAGCGACCCCAACGCCACCAACAATGGCAGTGCGCGCCGTACTCGCAATGGACTGACCCCACGATCTAACACCGCTCTGGGAACGCGCAAGTGCCTGATCTAGCTCTTCGGTTTTTCCAAATATATTGACGAATACATCGCCAAGAGATTGCGCCATGCTTGTTATCCCAACATTCCCAGCATTGTGTCTGCGGAGACAATATCGTCCCCATTTTTGGCCTTGCCAATTGCCTTGCCTTGACCGGCCGTACCGCTACCCTTTGCGCTTGCACCGCTGAAGAGCTTGCCCACTTCGGACGCGATTAATTGAGCTTCGAACCGCTTGCGCCCGATATAGGCCATAGTCAATTGATCGATCTGGATTGCGTCTAGCTCGTCTGCCCAGATTCCGTACTCGGCTCGACAGAGTTCGTCGAAGTCTGCGCTGGTTGAAGGCCATTTTTCAGACGTGTAATCCGATCCATGGCCGCTCCGAAAGGGAACGCGACTTTTATCATTGCCATAAGTGCGTCAAACACCTGCGTTGCCGTGGCATTATCTTCGATAAATTCGCGCTCTTTTTCGAATGACTTGTCGAATGCGCAGACCAGATCTACAACAATATCAATGGACTCCATGAGAAAGTTTTTAATCTGTGGGAGTGCATCTTTGAGAGCGCCTGTATTGTCTGTTTCTGTATCGAGAGCGCCAACAATGCCAACAACACCTTCTAGTTGTTCATTTAGCGCCTCGCGCCAAACTCGCCCTTTTTTGATGCTTGGCTCAGAGAGAATAAACTCTCTGGAGCCAAGCGTAATCGTAATTTCATCCATGTTTACAGAGCCGCCTCGGTGACCTTGGTCCAGCTAAATGTCTGCTGACCAACTACGCGATTGGTATCTGCAAGTGCTCTGGCTTGCATGGGGATGCCAGCCGCTTCGGTTTTCGAGAATTCGAGTTTGCCGTTGAGCGAGACCGTGACAGAGAAGAGGACGAGCCGAACGGGAAACTTTGCGTTTGTGTCGTCTTGGTATGTGCCTTCCATGCCGATTGTAAACTGGTCAATTTGCGGGCTACCGCCAGCAACAACACGCTCGTTGCCGACCACGCCAGCCGCCGCCGCCGTAGTGGTTGCCGTGCCATTCATGACCAGCGCCATGTTATTGGCTGTTTGCTCTGCTAAAGTCGTCTCAATCATGAAATCTTCTTTGGTGTTGATCCGGCGTACAGGTGCTGTGAGTTGCTGCACAAATAGCTCGAACTCATCACGTGAATAGCTCACCGAGATCGGAGCCGTTGTGAAGCCCATGTTTTCCCAATTCCCGCCCCAATTTGCGCCGAGATCAACTGTGTTTGGATCCGGCTCTGCTTCACCAACTGGAGCGATCCAGATGGACGCCGGGGATACAATAATATCTGATACTGCCATTATGTTTTTACACTCCTAGTAATTTCTAAATGTGATAACAAAAAAGGCCAGAACGAACGGCCAACCAACTGACGGTTCTTCGAGGTTCTGCCCAAGCTGTTCTATTTTGGACGCGGCCATTACGCGGCCTGATTCAATGTTTTGTTCCTTGTGAAACCTGTCGAATACAACTCGATACAACTCGTCTGCTTCTAGCTCTGTTGCTGCGTAGCACTGAAACTGCACCGATGGCGTCAGCAGGTGACCCGTGTACTCTGAGTCACCACCGCGAATGGATAAGACCAACGCCGCGCCGTCTGTTGTGGGATTGTAACCTTGCACTGGATCCGTGCGACCTGCCCAGACCCTATCGCCAACCAGATCGGTGATCGGAGAGTAGGCCATTATGTCGTCACGGATTAATTGCAAGATGTTGATCATGATATTTTGTTCTTGGCTACGATTGCGATCGTTTTTGAGCCCTTTAGACTCTGCAAAGCCGGATACAGAAACGGTATGCGAATTTCGTTATAGATTGCGTAGTTAGCGGAGACGCCCGCGCTTGCAGATGCGCCCCTACCTCTACCGCGAACGCTGCCTCTTGAGCGATTGGCCGCAGATTGAACACGCCCCGCCGCTGATTGACCAGAACGACCAGAGCCACCACCCGCAGATGACCATGCAGACGACCGCATAAAGCCCGTGTCTACCTGACCATTGCGCGTGATATTCGTTTTTGTTTGAGCCTCGCAAGCCAGAGACAGTTGATCAACTATCTTCTGTGTTGCCTTCTCGACTAGCATGCTAACTTCATCACCGAACCAATCAATTTTTACATCGCTCATATCGTCACCAGATTAAGTTTGACCACCACGCCGGACGGTCCGATTCGTGCTGGTCCGTCCACCTCGTACACCTGCGGATCCGCCACTGCAACGCCAAACCGCTCAATGATTCTGAATCGATCGCTAGTCGAAACCGTGGTTCCAGTTGGCATTGGCAATCGAAGCTGATGATCGCTTGATGGAACATCCGTGCTGTTGAGCAGTTCGCGGCTAGAGGCATTGAATCCAAAGCCACAGATAAGCGTCTCGCCATCCGTGTATGTGGCCTGTGGATTGCCGAAATCATCAGCGGTAGACGAATAGACCAAATGCACACATTTATCCATCATGTGCGCGCTTTGAGTGCCTTGCATAGCGCCTAGCTCATTCGTTGAGAATTTCATCGGGCGTATACTCGTCTACGTGTGCCATTGTGCCAATTGCTACGTCGTTCTCGCTTGGTACATCCTCGCTCATGTATTGGTCAGCTAAAGCGCGTGCTTTCGATAGCTCTTTTTGAGCATTGGAGGCCATCTGGGAGCGTTTGTAGCTGCCACCGTCTGCCGTGAAGTCGTACACGCCAGCCAAGAGGGAGACCACACGAGACCAGCACACAAACGCCGCAATAGCTCGTAATTTAGGTATGTCGGTCGCCTTAGAGACAGAATCTGTACCGTAGGCAATCAGCGTATCGCTAATCAGCTCGCTAAAGTCTTCTATCTCCGCGCCGGAGCCTTGGATCAGGTAGCGCATGTACTCGATTAGCGTGGCGTTTGTGTAGCTGGTCGGTATGCTCATTATTTGGCCTTACTCTTTGTCTCTTTGTCTTTCTTCGAGGTCTTGACTTCTGGCTTTGTTTCCGAGTCACCCTCCAGAACAGAAAGTATTGATTCCAATCGGTACGCGTCGGTCACTTCAACCGCTGGATCTTCCGACTTCTCAGAAATAGAGATCGCCACATCGATCCGATCCCACAACTCCGCGATCTCTGGATCAACTTCCGCTGCCGGAATGCTTTCGAGTGCGTCAGCTATTGCGATCAACTGCTTTAATTCTGGATCGCCTTTGCTGCCAGACTTGGGGACAATACCGCCGCCCCCAAGATCCTCAACAGACTCTGCAATCCGTGCAAGTGTCGCTTCCCTCTGTATTGCTACGCTTCTACTGGTTGCCATCTGCTAGACCCCCTATGCGTAGTCGGTTGGTACTGCGTAAGCGCCTGCCGTTAGCTGCATAACGAAACCGTTTAGGCGGTTAGCGACACCGAAACCGAAATCATGCTCGTAGTGGGCTTGTGAAAATGGATACTTGTCGGATGTGCCACGAATGAGCGAAAGCCCGCGAGATAGACCCGTTTCGGCCGGGTGAACACGCTTAACTAGTGGCTTTTCTGCGCCAATGAAGATCGCTACAGTGTAGCCAGCCGGGATCCATTGCCATTCACAGATCCATGCGCCGCGAGAGTGACGCGCCCAAACCTTTCCTGGCACCTGGGGGAAGCCCATATTGGCGCTGTCGTTGTTTGCGCCAACCGTAATAAATCGATCTGGGATATCTTTCGTAGCGTCGAGCCCCTCAATTGCGCCCGTTTCTGCGCTGTTGTGGAATACCACAACCTGAGAGCCACCCGTAACCGCACCGAAGTATTCTTGCAGAGCGTCAATGCTCTCAACAACAGGATCGTTTGTGTTGCTGATAGCTGCCGAAGCATAACCGCTTGCGCGATAATGATCGGCTGTTGCCATCGTATCGGTGCCACGAATTGGCGGATACTCAACAGCGTCACCATTCGCCAACGGTTGGATCGTTAGCGTTGGCGTGCGTGCCCACGGATCATTGAATGATCGTGCTGTGTTGTTGAAGAGGCTGCGGAGCAATTCATAACGAACCGTGCCAATGTTCTGGTTCATCACAGTGTCCAGAGCAAGATCAAGATCTCGCATGGTGCTGTAGCCCATTTGGTGACGGTCCCCAGCAATCTGCTCACCAAACTGCTCTAGTGGGTATGCCACGTCCCAACCCTCTTGACCACGAACAACTGCGCTCTGTGTTTGACCACCGCGCCGCTGTAGACGACCAGAGCCAGCCAGCTTGTATCGCTCGCTGTAGGCTTCTGTAGTGCGCTCAACAAATACCGAGTAAGCCCGGTCTAGCTCCATTTGGTGCATTGCGACAACCTGAGCCGCTTTCTCATACAAAACATTTTCGCCAACGGTATTTACCATGACGCGCTCTTCTCGACTCATGCCGAGTAATTCGTAAATAGCGCTCATTATGCGTATGCCTCCGATACCTGCGCGTCAATCATCAAGCACTTGACTGGTGCGCCGTGCTTTGAAATTGACATTACCGTACCGACAGGCACAGAAACCGTACCGGCTGTGTCCGCGAGCTTGCCAGCCGTATCCGATAGATAGACCGTATCGCCAAAATCGAGTGTTGACAGGTTGAAACCGTGAAAACGACCGCGCATCAAAACAGTCTTACCCCGTCCGTGCGACTTGCCCGTCACTATCCCCCGGAATTGCGCCGTACCTGCTGCTGCTGCACTGCCAGCAATGGCGCGGCCATTGGTTGTGTCGATTGAAACCGCGTCACCAGCTTTTAGGCTGACCGTGGTCTCGAAATCGTATGCCTCACTCATTTCTGGATCAACTAGTGACGCCGATCCTGTTGAGCTGGCAAGTAGTACTAAATCTGCCATTTTAAATCCTTTAATATGCGCCGGAGAATTGGCTACTTTGCCGTTCCTGCGCCTGCTGTAAGATCTCATCTGAATTTTTCGGCTGTGGCCGTGGCGTCATCTGTGGCGCTTTGCCACCTGTGGCACCGCTGGCAACTTCGGCTGCGTTCTCCGTAAGCCACTCCAGTTGCTCAAGCTCCGACGACTTGTCCAAGAGCTTGAGCACGCTCTCACTCAGCCCCTCACGCTGCGTAGCCAGCATTCCGGCCAGCGCTTCTTTGTGCGCCGTTAGGTCTGCCGCGCTCGCCTCGTTTTGAGCCGTCAGCGTTTCGATGGTTGCGTTGGCCGTGGCAAGATCCGTTGCTCTTGATTCTGCGAGCTTCTGAAACTCGTTTTGCTCTTCGAGCGCCTTTTCCTCGGCTGCTTTGGCTGCTGCCGCTGCTTTATCCTCGGCTTGCTTGGTTGCGCGATCTAAGCGCTCCTTGACAATGCGATCTACGTCCGATTGTGCGAATTTTTTATCATCTGCGCCACCGTCGTCGTTTCCGTCGTTTCCCTCAGAATCATTGCCTGATTCGTTGGCCGGAGGCGTCCCACCGTTTTGATCATCATTGCCCGGGCCGCTGCTACCATCACCCGCGCCGTTCTTGTCTGCTTCAAATAAGATCTGGTTGAAAAACATTAAGCTAAATAACATTTTGATTCCCTCATTTACCGATTGAGTACCGTTTGATTTTGCGTATAAAAACAAAAAACACGACTGCCAAAGAGAAATCAATCTCTAAGACAATCGTGTTTCGGTGTTCCTGATTGTGTTGCGCTAGACCACCGCCTAACGCCAAGTATTTTACTGTGGGCTTTTAATGGCTATTCGTTACTTTCCATCTTGCCGATCTCGTGAACATGCCACTTCATCCCATCATTTTTACTTATATGAAGATTGATGGAGTAATGCCCATAATCAAGCCCTAAGATCCTGCGTATAAAACGCTCGATCTTCTGTGGGTATTTTAGCACAGATGTGCTACTGTCTTCAACCACCGCTTCATATGCGGATTTAGCCTGAACTGGTACGCGTGTGATCACAGTATTACTGTTCATTTTTGCTGCCGTCCTCTTTTAGTTCTTTAATCGGTGTAGGTTGTATAGACGCACCCCATACAGGATCTTTTCTGCGTATCGCCAGAAGATCGAAATCTCCCCCATTTTTTAAGTAGCGATATCTTTCCGGCCCCATCATTTTAAGCTTGTCGGCTTCGCTGAGTGAGTTATAAAATTCTTCACCCGATTCCACATCTAGATCGAACCCGTCGATTAAGGGAGCCGGAGCGCCCCTACAATTAGGGTGCGCATCAAAGGGTAAAGAGATCGGGTATATTTTGCCATGGACAGCAATGCATCCTGCGCACGTGGTCAGATCCAGCGTTTCCAGCCTTATCCATTCCTCAACCAAGCCTGACGCCTTATACGCTTGCTCCGATGCTGAGCGCAACGCCCGCATCGACTCG